GCTAACAGAAACTTTGAAAGAATAAACAAGAAAAAAACTAGAGATATTATTGTCAAGACTCTTGCACCGTATACAGATGGTGCACGACTAGATATAGATGTAATGACTCTTGTTGAGACTGTTCAAAACAGAATGAACTTTGATTCACCTAAAGAAGCTATACAGTATATATTTAGCGAGGTTGCTGCTGTATCTGCTGAACCAGAACAAGAGCTAGACTTATATCATCTAGATTATCTTTTTGATGGTGCTATTTTTAAACACTCTGCTACTGGTCAACTAAGTACCATAGAAGACGGTGATTTTAAATTTAAAAACGGTCTAGGGAAAATTATACAAGAAGCACAAAATGGCAGAGCTATTGACGTAGATCGAAGAAATAAAGCTGATAAAATATTAGCAACAGACGCATATAATGAATTTAAAAAAGAAAATCCAAATGTAACACCTAAAGTAGAGTCTGATTTTTTAGAAACTCTAGAGGAAAAGTATCCAAGTTTTGATGCAAGTACTCTAACCAGTGGATCTGGAAATAGTGGTGGTGAGTATGAGGGAAGGGCTGGTAAGCCTGATGCTAATAATCAATACTATAAAGATTTAGAAGATGCACTTATAGGCTCAGGTAATACAAAGTTACAAATGACCAATGACCTTAGATTTCAAATAGATAAGGCGTACGGTGACTTACAACGTCGAGTGGCGAATCAAACTGCTGTAGGTGTTGAACCAGAAGAAGCTCAAAGAAATGCTTACAATACAGTTGAAGCTAATTTACTAGCAGGCAAGTATACATTATCTTCAGTAGAAGAAAGACAAGGTAGGATTATTAGTCCAGCAGATATTAGTGATGACAGAAATCTTTTAGAATCTGATACAAATACAGTCAGATTTAATAATGGATTTAACTCTATTGCAGAAAAGAAAGCACTTTTACAATATAAACAACATAAGTTATATGGTGATGTACCATTTCCAAACTATTTTAACGGTGTAGTCAGAGGTACAAAAATCAATGCTGAGGACTATGCTGAAGATAGGTTTACATCCGTGGGTGGTTATGATGCTACAGGTGATATTGCTCAAAGGTTTACCCCTAATAAAGATGGAATTTTAGTTGATAAACAGTTTGGACTTACTAAAAAAGAACTAAACGAATTTAACGTCAAGCCGCATCTAACTAAAACTAATGTTAACATGCTACAAAATCCAGAACTAACAGAAAAGATATTGTTAGGTTTTAGAAAAGATGGTAATGAACTGGGCACATATCAACCAAACATAGGTTTTGGTAAAAAGAATGGTGACTCACTAACTGTTGCTGAAGTTATAAAGATAGCTAAAAGAGGTGGTAGTAACTGGGGAATCTTTGGATTCAGTAATCAAGAAATACTTGAAGCTACAAAATCTGGTGCAATACCTAAAGATGCTTTGTTTAATGAAGAAACACAAAGTCAGATGGTCTTTGAACTTCTTAGACAACGTTCTAATCGAACCAACAGTATTAGAGGTGCTGTTGTACAAGCTAAGTTAGGCGGTGAACAGACAGTCTTTGAAGGTGATGAGGATGTAGAAAGATGGGATAGGCTAATAAACATGAAGGCTGATGAAGTAAGAACAGTTTTAGATACATTTCCTATGTTAAGAGATATGCCTATGAACCAGTTTCAAAATCTTACAGCCGGTGTAGTTTTACAAATAGAAGACATAGTTAAAAAAGAAGAAGCTCAAGATAATGCTGCTACAAAAGTAATGAGAATTGATAGACAGTTAGCATACTATAATGAATTACTCACACCTTTACAGGGTTATACAGGATTCTTTGATACAGTATTAAAACCATTGCCATTTGTTGGTAATCCACGAGAGTTTACTAAAGCAGCTTCAAGATTTTACTTATCTAAAGAAGATATTCAAGAAAAGATAAAAGAGTTAGAAGAAAACAGAAAGGTACTAGAAGATGCAAACCCTAATCTAGACGAATTAATACTCAGAGAAAAACTAAAAAATGACTGATTCAAATTACTCTAGTGTGGATATAAATATTGACCCTGAGTATGCTGATTATTTAGCAGATCAAGCGGCTCAAGCACAGGATGAGTACGAAAAAGACCGGGATTTTAGAGAGAAATCTCAGTCTACGTTACAGCAAGAGGATAGAGTTTCTAAGGAAGTTCAAGATGATCCTCGAAATGCTGATAACTGGGGTGCTAAGGCACTCATAAAAGAAGGACAGTCGATATTGTCCGGTGGGATTCAAGATACAGCTTCGTCTCTTGCTACATTTCCAGAGCGTACTATTGATGCGTTATCTGGTGAAATGCAAAGAGAAAGGCAAGAAACTGGTACATACAGACCAGAGTGGAGCCCGTTTGGAGCATATGACAATCCAATAGAAACAAAAACATGGTGGGGTAAACAGTTACGTGGCTTAGTCCACTTTGGTACACTTGCAGTAGGTACAGTTGCAGCAGCTAAGGCTGCCGCAGCTTCCGGTATTGTAACTATACCAGCTGGTTTACTTGCATTATCAAAAGGTAACATAGTTAGAGGTGCAGCTGTAGGAGCTGTATCTGACCTTATATCAAAAGAGTCAGATGAAGCTAACGCTTTAGGTGCATTACGTGATAGATACGGTTGGATAGATACACCAATATCTACTAAAGATACTGACCATCCAGTTGTAATGAAACTAAAAAATATCGTTGAAGGTATGGGCATAGGTCTAGTCTTTGACGGTCTTGCTTACACACTTGGAAAAGGTGGTAAGAAAAGCGTTGAGCAGATAACTAAACGTAATAAAAGCTTAGAAAAGCAAACAGTAGAAGCTGGTGTAGCACAAATCCGTAAAGGTGAAACAGAGTTTAGAGCAGATAAAAATGCACCTATATCTCAACCACACCAAGGGGCACACATATCTGAGGTTGAACCACAGGTAGCTAGAGAACAGCTATCAAACACACGTACTAAATGGGGCTCAGAAGAAGGTTCTACCGGTTCGGTAACAACACCAGTAGAAAGAGAAAGAATAGCCATGGAAGGCGGTACGGACGACGCTACAGTAGAACGTATTCTAAGAGGTCTACTAAGTTCTGAAAAGTTTGCTAAAGAATTAGACGCAGCAAAAGGCGACAGAAAAGCACTAGCTTCTAAATTTAGAGAGGCTATAGAAGGGCATCAGCGTATAACTCAAGGCAGAAATGCTATAGAGATGTCACCACAAGAATATCTAAAAGAGTTACTTGAAGCTAGACCAGATACTATAGATGGTGTAGATATATGGACATCTAAAAACGTAGTTATTGCTGATCTTGTAGTAGGTACATTACTTAAGCAAGTTCGTGATTTAGGCACAGCTGGTCGAGAAATAGCAGATCTTGTTGATATACAGGATATTGATGGACCAACAAAGCAGCTTGTTGATACTATGCTGACTGCACTATACGAAACTAAAAAAGCTAGATTTGTAAAGTCTGACTCATTTAGAGAATTAGGATTAGGCAAGAAAAGTAAAAAGACTATAGAAGAAGCTACACAGGCGTCTCTTACAGATGCTAAAGATTCTATTATGTCTATACTTAAAATAGCTGGTGATGACAAAGATGATAATTTATTAAACGCTTTGTATGAAGCATTTTCTATGATAGATAGTGTTAATACATTAGATGACTTTGATAACTGGGCAAGAAAAACTATACTTGGAGGACAGCTAGAAGCTACTAGCCCTAACAGAACAGGTGCTATGATACGTGAACTAGAAGGTGTAATGACACACAGTATACTGTCTGGTCCTAAAACACCAATCCGAGCTATTATGGGTACGTCTACTGCAACAGTATTAAGACCTTTAGCTACAGCACTTGGGTCAGTTTTAAGACTACCATTTGATGGTAATGTTGCTGACGTAAGAGCAAGTCTTGCATCAGTAAACGGTATGATAGAAGCTATACCAGAGTCCTTTACCTTGTTTAGAAGTAAACTAAACTCTTACTGGAAAGGTGATATAAGGCAGATAAAGACTCGTTATGCAGAGTTTACACAGGCAGATGATAACTGGGAGATACTACGTCGTTGGGCAGAAGATAGTGGCCGAGCTAGTGAGGGAGAGCAAGCAGCTTTTGCTGTAGCTAACATGGCACGTCAGATGAACAACAGTAACTTCTTGACATACTCTACTAAAATTATGGCTGCGACTGACGATGCGTTTGGTTATGTACTTGGTCGTGCTAAGATGCGTGAAAAAGCTATGCGTAAAGTTCTTGAGTTGCAAGATAATGGTTATAAAGTACCTAAGATTACACCAGAGTTAATGCGAGCATATGAAGATGATTTTTATGCACAAGTATTTGACGCTAACGGTAACATCATAGACGAAGCTACAAAGTTTGGTCGTAAAGAAGTAACATTAACACAAGATCTTACAGGCTTTGCAAAAGGTCTAAACGATGTATTTAGTGCTACACCTTTAGCTAAACCATTCTTTTTGTTTGCTAGAACTGGTGTAAACGGACTTGCACTAACAGGTAAGTATACCCCCGGTTTTAACTTTCTAGTCAAAGAGTTTAACGATATAGCTTTTGCTAATCCTAACGACTTAGCTAGTGTAAACAAGTATGGTATATTTACTCCAGAAGAACTAGCTAATGCACGAGCTTTACAGACAGGCCGATTGGCAATAGGATCTGCGGTTACATTTATGGCTACACAGGCATGGATGCGTGGTGATCTTAATGGTAATGGACCGGTTGACAGACAGAAAAGGCAGCTATGGCTTGATGGTAAATGGGAACCTAGAACATTTAAAGTAGGTGCAGTTCGTGTTGGTTACGACCAGTTTGAACCATTTAACCTTATCATGTCTACTATAGCTGACGTAGGTGATGCAAGTCAACTTATGGGTGAAGAGTGGACAGAAAACGAATTAGGTAAAATATCTCTTGTTATAGCTCAGGCTGTTACAAGTAAGTCATACCTAGCTGGTATACAGTCTTTTGTTGACCTATTTGCTGGTAGACCCGGCCAAGGAGGTCGTATTGTATCAGGCTTGCTTAACAACACAGTGCCTTTAGCTGGTATTCGTAACGACTTAGGTAAACTATTTACCCCGTACATGCGTGAAATAAACTCAGGTGTGTTTCAGTCTATACGTAACAGAAACTTAATTACAGAAAATTTAACTGCTAATCAATTACCTATTAAGTACGATATGCTTAACGGTAAACCACTTAAAGATTGGGACTTTCTTACTCGTGCATTTAACGCAGTAAGTCCCGTTAGTCTTAATCTAGAACAAAGTGAAGGTAGAAACTTCTTATTTGACAGTGGTTACGATTTACGTACATCAACATACTTTGCACCAGATAGCACAAACTTGACTGACCATCCTTATATTAGATCAGAGTTTCAACGTGCACTCGGCTCTCTTAACTTAGAACTCGAGCTTAACAGATTAGCTAAAGATCCTAAGATGTTAGCATCTATGGAGAAAATGTATGAAGATATACGTGCAGGCAAACGTGCACAGTTTAATGCTAGAGACTATTATCATAATAGAATTATAGATAGATTGTTTAAGCGTGCTAAAAAAAGAGCATGGGCATCAATCAAGGATGATCCTAATATAGCAAGAGTAATAGAAAAACAGCGTTTAGAAAAAATAGAACAGGTAAATAAACGAAGCACTTCTGCAAACATCCTCAACATATACAAATAAATGGCAACAACATTCGTAGATTACACTGGGGATGGGAACGCAACAAAGCAGTTTTCTTTTCCTTCATACAGAGTAGAAGATATTAAAGTTAAAGTTGATAACGTCGTAAAGACAGTCAGTACACACTATAATATAACTAACTACACAACAACTGGCGGTGGTAATGTAGTATTTACTTCCGGCAATATACCAGCAAGTCCAGCTGCTATTCACATATACCGTGATACAGACGTAGACAATGCTAAAGCTACATATCAAGCAGGGTCGTCACTTAAGGCAGCTGATCTTAACAATAATAATACTCAACTATTATATTCTGTACAAGAAAAGCTAGAACTTGAGGATATAACTGATGGTTTAATTACAGCTTCAAAACTTAAAACCGGAACTTTAGATAGTAGATACTACACGGAAACAGAGTCTGAAGCTTTATTTCTTAGACAAGATTCTTCTGAAAATATAGCTAGTGGTGATCTATGGTCTAGCACTGATTCAAAAGTAGCTACTACGGCTGCTATTGATGCAAGAATAATTGACTTAGTAGATGACGTAGGTGGGTTTGTACCCGTAGCAAATGAAACATCTTTTCCAGCAGCTAATCCTGATGTCAACAATGGCAATGGGACAGTTGTTTCTGTTAAAGCAGTTTCAACAACTTTAACTCACAGTTCTGGAACAGTAACTATTGCTAATGGTGCTGGATCTGGTAACACGGTAACTCTTACAGGCGTAACAGAAAACATACCTTCAGGGTTTGGAATGATACTTGAAACAACAGGTACATTACATACTTACGTATTTCACAGACTTACTGCACCAGCTACTGCGGTACATAACATCTCGTCAAATATCTCAAATATAAATGCTGTACATGCAAACGCTGCAAATATAAATGCAGCAGCTAGTAACACAACAAATATAACTGACGTAGCGAATAACTCAGCAAATATTAACACTGTTGCAGGGGAGATAACTCTTGCAGAAGATTTAGGTCTTATTACAAATTCACTTACTACCTTTACAGGTAATGATATTAATACTGTTGCAGATAATATTCAGGACATTAAAGACGTAGCCGATACTCTTTCAGGTTCCGGAGTTTTCGCTGTAGATCAAACAGATAAAACAACAGGTTCTGTCGTTTACTTTGATGGCACACAATTTAAAGCCGATACCACCACAACAAAATCATCATTAGTTACTGGAGGTAACTTTTAAAAATGGCAACAATAAGAATAAAAAAAAGAGCTTCTAGTGGTTCTAGTGGTGCACCTAGTTCATTAGCTCCATCAGAAGTAGCATTTAACGAAGCAGATAAAAAACTATATTATGGATTTGGAGACAATGGAAGTGGCGAATCTTCATCCATTATTTCTATAGCCGGTGAAGGTGCTGTTATGCATCTTGGAAACGTAAACCAAACAGCAGCCGGAAATAAAACCTTTAGTGGCAACCTTACTGTTGGTGGTAACTTAACAGTTAATGGCTCAACCTCAACACTTAATACAACTAACTCTGTTGTAAAAGACAAACTAATAGAACTTGGCAATGGTACATCAGGTTCACCAAGTGGTGATGCTGGTTTAGTTATTGAAAGAGGAAGTTCATCTAATGCTTTTATTGGTTGGGACGAATCCTCAGATAAATTTACTGTAGGTACAGGTACCTTTACTGGTGCAAGCACAGGAGATTTATCAATAACAAAAGGTACGCTTGACGCTAACTTAACAGGAAACGTAACAGGAAACGTAACAGGAAACACATCTGGTTCTTCTGGCTCATGTACTGGTAATGCTGCTACATCTACTGCTTTAGCGAATGGTAGAACTGTTGGTATGACAGGAGATGTTGTTTGGACATCAGCTTCATTTGATGGTACAGGTAATGTTACAGGTACAGCTACCATTCAAGCAGATGCTGTTGATATGGCTATGCTTAATGTTAGTGGTACAGCATCTAGTTCAACTTATTTAAGAGGAGATGGAGCTTGGGCTTCATTATCTGGAACAGATACTACGTATTCAATTTCCTGTGTAGATGGAGATAATTCAGATGAAGAGAAAATACGGTTAACTGCAGGTGGAGATGGATCAGGTACTGATGATGTAGTTTTAGAAGCTGGTACTGGTTTATCAGTAGCTAGATCAGGTGATAAGATAACCTTTACTAATACTGTATCTGATACTAATACCACGTATTCTGTAGGCGACGGTGGTTTAACA